ACTTTGTAAATCCCCCTTATTCTCAATTAGCAAAATGGCTAAAAAAAGGTTATGAAGAAAATATAAAAGGTAACAATGTTGTATTCTTGATTCCCAGTAGGACAGATACTATAGCATGGCACGAATATTGCATGAAAGCTGATGAAATACGGTTTATAAAAGGTCGTTTGAAATTTGGAAACAGCAAGAACTCTGCTCCATTTCCATCAGCAATAGTAATTTTTAAAGGAAAATAAATGAATAAATTTCAAAAGTTCTTCTTTCCTGACATTGAAGAAGAAGTTCAGTTAAGAGTTAAAACAGCTCTTTCTCAACTTACTTTACAGGAATGGACAAACAATATTCATGGTGATTCTTCTACAGTACAAAATCCTCAAATCTCTACCTATACTGAAATGTGTGAAAAAAACGCTTGGGTGTATTCAGCGATTAGAGTCATTGTCAATAAAACCAGAAGTGTTCAATGGAATATTCTGGACTCAGGAGAGAAAGTTGATACCTCAGCGATGGATTATTTTATATCTAAGATGAATCCGGTGTATACGTTTAATGAAATCATGGGATTTTGTCAGTCTTGGAAGGAAATGCGTGGATCGGCTATTTTAAGAATCAATTCCGATAAAACCATAGATTGTCTTCATATGGACAACGTTAGAGTAGATTCTAACAATGGAAAACCAATTGTGTATTATCGAGACCCTCAAACCGATATCGAAGCCCCTCTGAATTTAAATCTATGCTGTATTGACCGTAATTACAGCCCCTATGCTACTTTGTTGGGATTTTCAGCTTTGGCTCCCGCCGCTCAAATGATTAACATAGAATACGCCGTTCTAAATACTACTCAAAAAGCTTTCTATCAAGGAGCGTTTATTCCTGGAATGCTAACCACAGACCAAGCTTTAAATAAAGATACGGTAGATCAACTCCAAATTCGATGGAATAACAAATTTTCAGGTCAAGCCAATGCAGGTTTTACTCCAGTCATGCACTCAGGCATTCATTTGGAGAAAATCGGACTCTCTCCGGCGGATTATGAACTTCTTAAATACGTAGCTTTGTCAAAGAACTTAATTGCAACGGTTATCGGTGTACCTGGAATTTTAATCAATGATATGGAGCAAACAGACTACGCTAATGCCCGTAAACAGGAAGAAATCTTTACCCGCTATACTTTAATCCCCAAATTGGTTCAAATTGAGCAGACTTATAATAAATTTCTCCTTCCGAAACTGGGATTGGGTGGACTCAGATTCAATTTTGATTGGGAAATCTTACCTGAGTTGCAAGAAGACGAAAAGAACAGAGCTGAAGCCGCCGAAGTCAGACTCCGTAGTGGTCAAAGCACTCAAAATGAAGAACGGGCATTACTCCATAAGCCTAAATTAGCTGATGGGGATACATTTTATGTGCCTTTTACTTGGTCACCGACTCAAATTGCTTCCGAAGGGACTCCTACACAGACATTTAGAAGCCTTTTAAACAAATTACGAACCAAACAGCACCAAAATGACCCTATCAAAGCAGACAAGCTCTATGACGCTTACCTTAGAAAAATGGAACCTCAGCAAAAAAAATACCACAAAGAATTGGATGAATTTTTGAAAAAACTCTTCAAGAAAATCAAACAACGATATTTAGATAATGAAGATAAAATCAAATCTTATGGTGATGCTCTCGATAAACCTGTCATAGAATCCTTATTATTTGATTCAGAAAGCAAAAAACAGCTCTCTCAGATTATCCATAGATATATGTTAGCTTTCTCTCAACAATCAGGAGATGATACAATCACGAATTATAATTTAAATATCATCTATGAAACACAAAACTCCCCGATTAAAACTCATTCTTTAAAGGTTTCTGAGTTTATTTTATCGATTATTAAAGACAAAGTATCCGAAATGATTCTAACTTCTGAAGACAGATTAGTTGCTTTGGAGAAAATCCTCGAATTACTGCCTTCAGAGAAATGGGCTGTCAAAGAAACCATGAGAGCCAATATTTTAGGCATGATAACCGCCGCCAAGCAGGGTGGGTTGAAATTCAAGACATGGTGGTCAGGAAACGATTCGGAACTTCACAAATCTCTCAACAGAGAAACTGTGCCTATCGGAGAAAACTTCTCTATCGGATATCAAGCTCCTGGCATGGGTGAAGAAGACTGTAACTGCTTTATTACGTTCAGTTGGGAGGAAAAATAAAAAAAATGATAACCAAAAATTTACCGGCACAAGTCAATTCGGTTGATTTGATGGCAAAAACTGTTTCAGTAATGGTTTCAGCCGGTCAAAGAGACCGTGACGGAGAAATAATCGACCCTTCTTCGTTTGTGAATAATTTACAAATCTACAAACAACATCCTTTATTGATTGCTTCACATGACTCCAGAGACCTTTTAAACCACATAGGCGAGGCGACAGACATTCAAAGTACCCCAGATGGGTTGAAGGCTACTTTTATGTATTATGCAGGGCAAGGAAACAAATTAGCTGATTGGGCATGGTATTTGGCTTCTGAACGCAAAATTGCCGCTTTTTCAGTAGGTTTTATGCCTTTAAAGTGGGAAGAGGGCGATGGAAAAGATTATTCCCGAAAATACACAGAAGTAGAGCTTTACGAAGTATCTCAAGTATTAATACCTTCCTTTAGGGGGGCAATACAAGACGATAGAAAATTATCGAGTGATTTAGGCTTTATAAGAGCCGCAAAGGCTTATTTTGGCGAAAGTGAGGTGGATAACATATTAGAAGAAAAGACAGGACGTTCAGTATCGAAGAAGAACATAGACAAAGTAAAGAACATTTTGACTTCTTTAGATACTACCAAAGCTGACCTTTTGGCTCTGATTGAAGAATGGGAGAATCCACTATCGGAGGATTTACCCCCGAAGGAAGAACCCAAATACATAAAAGAGAACAAAGAGTTATCAGCGTTATCAAGATTAAAAAAATACCTTTCAAAGGAGGGTAAATAATGCCAGAAGTAAATGAAATAATTAAAGATTTAACCAATGATCCCGAAGCTACTGCTTTGATGAATCATCTCGTGGCAGAGTCTTCCAAAATCACAGAAAAGAACCTCACAGATAAGCTTCAATCCAAACACGATGCAGATATGCTCCAATTAGAGCAAATGTTAGTAGAGAAAACGAAAGAAACCCTAAAGACTGACTATGGCTGGGTTGAACCAGTCAAAAAAGAGTTTTCTTTAGGACAATTAGTGCAAAAAGCCTGCGGTCACAAAGACATGGTAGGCAAAGCCGATGATTTTGTTACCAACGTGGGCGGACATATGGGTGTCCTGATGCCTGATTGGCAACTGAATGAAATTTTGAAAGTGGATACCGGATTTGCAGAAATCTTTTATCCCAGAGCATTGACTCTTCCCAAAGGTTCTCAACCTGATGCCAAACTGAAAGTACCTGCCAGAGGTCAACTCGGTACAGGGCTTTTAGACCACATTGAATTTGCTAAACGTGCTGAATTAGGTGCAGCCACTCAGACTGATTATGATTTGGGATGGGTTGAGCTGGAACCTACCGAAAGAGCTGCTTATGTTCGTATTTCCAATGATTTGTTAGACAACGCCCCTGTTGTGACGAACATTTTAATGCAACTGTTTCGTGAAGAGCAGGTTTTCCAAAATGATTACAAGTTTTTAACCGGTACTGGTGCTGCAGAGCCAATGGGAATTTTAAACGCTCCGGCTCGTAAAGAAGTGACCCGTAACACGACATTGACAGTGAAATATGTGGATATTGTGAAGATGCGTTCTTCCATGATTCCTACTTCACTTTCAAGATGCGTATGGATTGCCAATTTAAGTATTCGTGAACAGTTAGAGTCTATGGTTGACTTAGGAAACCACTACATCTTCGGACAAGGTGATATTTCAAAAGGTTACCCAGAAACTTTAAGTGGTTTACCGATTATCTTCACAGACCGTACCCCTGCTCTGGGTACTACAGGCGACCTGATTCTGGCTGACCTGAAGTATTACTTAATCAAAGATGGAACCGGTCCTATGATTGAGCAGTCAAAAGATGTTTACTTTTTGAACAGGATAACTGTAGTAATGATGTGGTGGAAGAATGACGGAAAGCCTTGGTTATTGAAACCAATCCTTTGTCGTGACAACACTACCACCATTTCTCCTTTCGTTGTCCTGAAATCAGTATAAGGAGGATAAAATGAGCACAAGAATCTCTGAAGATTTTAATATTGCTCCAATGATTGTGCCTGTCTCTTTGGCTACGACTAACGTAACCGGCAAGTACATGAAAGCAGGACGCAAGAATACCGTTATTTGCAACGCCGCTGCTTTAGGTACTATCTTAGGCACAGAAACAGCTATTTTCCAAGTTTACAAAGCTACCGACTTTATGGGTACTGGTGTTGTAATTGATACCGGTAGAAC